AGTGAACCCAACAAACTGATTGATCTCGCCTTGGACGAGAGCTTTCACTGTGTTGAAGTCGGTTGATGTGATTGTTGTGTTGTTCAACAAATCTTCAATTTGATCTGCACCACAAACGATGTAACGAGGGATCGATGGATCCACATCATTTTTGTCCAAGATCTTTTTGGCTTGCAACAATTTAGCTAGTGTCAAACCAGAGCTTCCGTGCGCAATTTTTTGCGTTGACGGTAGCGCTGTGCTTGTAGAGCCGTCCTTGCCAGTTTTTGCAGTACCAAGAGCGGCAGAGATGATAACATCATCCATTGAACGCCCCATAGCAGCTGCAGCCGCTTTGCCATATGAAGATGTTGGATCAATCAACATCCGGATTTTGTCCTGGTCATCGATTAATGAGGAGTACTCATAATCAGCCATAGTGACCATTCTGCGTTCATGCGGTGTTTCAACAAGAGGCGTGTCTGCATTTCTGCTTGTGCGCACTACTGCTGCCGCTGAACCAACTTGCTCAAAGAAAGCCTTTTCACCAGTTACGGTTTCCACATCAACTGCTGAGCGCAGTTTAGTACCCATTTGCTGTGAAAGCATTTGGACGTTTGCAGAAAACTGATTAACAAAGGCCGTAGTAATGATACCCATTTCAGAGTTCCTTCTACAGTTTAGGTTTTCAGATTACTGCGCGTGGTTATCCCTAACGGGGCCATACTTACTGCTACGGGCAGTCACTCCACTTGCCACACAAGTTTGGCGCGTGGGCCTTACGGTTATCCACTATAAGCCTGTTGAAAGAGTTTTTCGACCTCTTTCACAGTCCAATCATGCTCTGGATGAAATTTCTCAGTGTAAGCTGGTGTGGCCATTAATTCACTATACTTACGCTTTGCCTCATCCGGAGTCATAACTAACTCTTTGGTTTCACCCACAAGAGTATCCTCGCCGATGTCTTGCGCGATCTGCGCAAACATCTTTATTATTTCTGGAACGTCACCCAGCTGGCGACCATCTTCCAAAACAATGTCTTCTAACATATCAGCAAAACCATAACGCTCTGCCGCGTTGTTTGCCATTGCAACACGTTGCACTGCCGCTTGGCCCCACTCGCGTGTCAGATCGTCTTTGGTTTGCTGCTTTAGTTGCTCAATGGCACCTTGACGTTCTTGCGCGCCATATTCTGATGCCTGGTTAAGAAAATCAGCCATGTGTTGCGCTTGGCGCTGACTAAGGCCAGCCGCGTGTGCTGCTTCTTTGTATTGGTTCCAGGCTGCATCATCTGGATCCGGCCCAGCTATTTGATATTCTTTTGCAGACGCTGGTCTGCCGATGTCAGTGTAGAACTGGTTATATTGATCATCCGACCAGTTTTCTTGTGGTCGCGCAATCTTATCCGCGCCTATCATACTGTTCAAATGTATGTGTGACTGCGCCAAGCTATTGATGTCTGTGTGCTTGGTTAGATTTGGGTTGCTGCGATATTTCTCGTCAACGCTATCCAAAAAGCTCGATGTGGCTACCGCTTCGGCTGCTCCCCCTTCGCCGCCAGCGTCTACTGCTACGTCTTCACTCATTGTGGTTCCTTCCCTTCGGCCAGCATTCGGACAATACTCAGCACAGCTGATCGCTGACCTTCGTTAAATGCAGATTGATATGGGTTGTCCGAAAATGTCGTTGTCTCAAAAGCGAACCGTTTTTTGAGATCTTCTAAGACCACTTGACCATCGTCGGTGTTAAATGTCCGGCGATAGTTCAGTTTTAATTCTTCTAGTTGCTTCATTGTGTTTGACCAACCGCTTTAACCATCGGCGCGAGGTTTTGCGCCATTTCTGATTGCATCATTGCATCAGCCTGTTGTTGCATTGCGGCTTGTTGTTCTTGTTGTTGTCTGCGCATCTGTGCGACCTCTTCATCGCTTCTAATGACGCGCGCTGGGATGCCAGTGACCTCGACCAGGTATTGCACCAATCTATCGCTATCCAGGTAATCCATGACCGGTGCGATCTCTGCGACTTGCATCATGACCTCAAATCCGCGTAGCATTGCTTGCAGATCTGTAAGGCGCTGCGCCTTGGCCAGTGGGCTGACATACTCGATGTCAATGTCTTGGCCTTGTAACTGCTCAGGGGCGGCAGGGAGGAGGCCTTCCCTGAGCAACAACGCGAATGATCGAGATATCAGAGGTTGTAGAAGCTCAGATTGCAATCTGCCCAATACTGGCCCAAGGAGTCTCATCTTCTCTTCATTGCGTTGCAACACTTCTGTCGCAGTCATTGTTGGCCCGTTGGACATCAATAACTGATCGACATAAAACGCCTGACGGATAGCGTTCCGTCTTTCTTGCTCCATTGCCAGCCCTAGTGGATTGTTTGCACCGATGTTGAGCGGCTCCAAACGATCACGGGTTCCGGATCTATAGAAATTCAATGCACCAGGTGTGGTGCGGATCGGCATCATAAAGCTATCGTCCGGCACCATCAGTGGTGGATCGATTTGCTTTTGCGCTGCACGAATTGTCACCTCTGACATTTTGTTCAGCATTTTTACGTCCGGCAGTGCCGTCATTGCCGGTGATCGCCCATATGTGCTTACACTGTCTTTGACAAAACGCGGAACCATGAACGGGAATTCATCAAATCCGCTTTCACTCAGCATATGCTTTGAATCGGCGTGATAGTAAACCGATGCAACTGCTTTAAGTTTACCGATTTTGCCTTTGGTTTCGCCGCGTGGATAGACCGCATGGATGACCTTGTGTTCTTTGTACGGGTCATTTTCCAGGTCACTTAGGCAATCCCTGGGCAAGTTGTCTTTGCCAAAGCGCTGTTCCATTGCGCGCGCGGTCATATCAAACTTACGATAGACCGTATCAACAGCTCCTTTGGCATCTTCGCTTATGCAGATCTCAGCAATGTGGCGTGACGCAAAGCGTAAACCCTGGTTATCTGCATCCACATAAAACGCAGCTGTGCCAAACACGACTAGGTCATAATACAGTTCATGGATCTCTTGCTGAAAATTTGACCGGTTAAAGTGCTGGTACATTTGTGCCAGGCAAATCTCTAGCCATTCATTGGCCGCATCATCGTTTTGCAATGCCGGATCCCGATACCGCAAGCTAAACCAAGGTGTGGACGGGCTGGTGAGCATACCATGCAGGGATGATGACAATAGCTCCACAGAGTGAATTGCAGTGCCGTCAAAGATCAATTCTGTGCGCTTATCACCTTGTGTGCGCTTTTTCGTGATGTCAGCTTTGCGCGGCAGCATATAGTCGGCAAGCTCTTGCCAATGCTTTTCCCAATTTGACCGTTGCGTCTGGAGCGTTTGGTAACGGCGATCCAGCGCTGCTATCGTGGGTGATATCTGCATTACATGTTTCCTAGCGTACCCATAAGGGACGTTTTCTTTTTCTTTAATCCAGGCGCTAAACCATCGAGCGATTTCCCTTGTGTGCGGCCAGCCATCTTTTGATTAAGGCTCTCCAGCGGATCCACAGTGTTTGTGCCTTTGCGCTTTGCCGGTTGTGCAGACATAGCGCCCATTTTCCCAGCTTGGTTTTTGTATGCCATCAATTGATTAATCCCCCGCCCATGAGTGATCGACGGCGGCGTAGGTTTGGATCGTCTTCATCGCTGAGCAATCCTTGTGATGTTGTCAGAATGTTGCCACGGCGACCTTTCTTTGCCGTTTCAGCAACAGCCGCTTCTGCAGGGCCATCCGCTTGCGCTATAATTTGCTCAGCTTCAGCAACACCAGCCGCTGCCGTACCGGTGCCACCAGCTGTGATGTCATCCGATGTTCCGCTACTTGTTGTGTCTAGCGTCGATGTGTTTGTCGCGGATGTGCCGACACCATCATCATCTCCCCCATCGTCACCACCGTCATCTGTTTCCGTGGTCGTGGTTGTCGCTGATGAACTATTATCGTTGTCGTCGTTGCCACCTGGGGGCGGCGTGTTCGCTGCTTGCGTTGCTTTAGTGCGCGCCTGGAAATCTTGGATAGCGCTCGGACTATACCCTTGCTCTTTTAATGCTTCCGCTTGTTTTTCATAACTCATACCAAAAGTTGATAAACCCATCGAAAGATCATCAGTGAAGCTGCCAGAATAATTTTTATAGCCCTCATTGCTATCATCAAAATTATCTTTTGATGCGCTAGTTCTGTTAGATTTATTATTCGCGGCAGACCCACCGCCACCCCAATTCTTTGGGTTAAATGCCGAATCCTTCCAGCCGGTGTGTAAAATCATGATCTATCTCCTATGCGGCAAACGGATTGTAATCATTCATCGCTTGCCGTTGCGGTGGCCGCTCACCAAATCCACGACCCTGCCGTAACCCAACCGCCAGATATCTAAACCCGTCTGCAGCGTGGCTACTCCAATCGTGAACAGGCGTGTTCCTAAATGAACGCAGCCTCTCGTTATACGCTCGATGATACTGACGCAGCGCTTCCAAACCTGGCTTGCACAGATCCGCATCAAACCAACAACGTGGCAATAACATTTTCGCAGCATGGATCCCGTCCTCTAATGGCAATTTCGGAACAACTCGAAAATTTATCCCCAGGTCATAAGCCGTTTCTCGTCGGCTCTTGCCTGTACTCAACTCTCTCACCTCAATGTCATGAGGCGCATTATGCTCCCCATAAACGTAGTCTTTACCTTGCAGAACCTTCACATAGTGAGGCAAACCCTCACCCCTGTTCTCGTAATAATCGATCACATGCACTGACCGCCCAACTTGCTGGACGAACCAGATCACCGTGGAATCGTTCATTCCCAGATCCCAAAAAGTATCCACCCTTACAGATGGATCATACGGAACTGAAGAGATGCGCCCCTTCTCATGGAGGTCTTGCAACTCATGTCCGTAAACAGCACCAGGGACATTCGCCACCCAGCTACATTCATATTCTTGCGCATACTGATCTGCCGACATCATCGCCTGGGCAGCATCCAGTTCCTCTGCGTCCAATATCCCCGTTTCACTCGCCTTGAATAAAGCCGTATGCCAATCAGCCTGTTTCTCAGCTGCATCATACAACTCGAAAAACGCATTGTGTCCACGCGGTGTCCCGATAAATAACGCCCACCCCTTCCTATCGCTCAACGCCGGCCTAATCACTTCCGGAAACAAACTCTCCGGCATGTCAGCCATCTCATCCAAGCAAACTCCATCGATGTAGATGCCTCTTAAACTATCCGGATTTTCTGATCCGAGAAGCTGTATCCTAGCGCCATTGGGCAAGTCACACCGCAATTCAGTCTCATGAAACCGCACCATAGGGATCGCACCAGCAAACTGCTTCAGATAATCCCATGCCACTGCCTTCGCCTGGCGGTATGTAGGGGCGATATAAGCGTACCTGGGATTAGGTTTCGTGCAGAGTATCGCATCCCTAAGCAAATGGTTTATGGCCATCACAGTCTTACCAAATCGTCTGTGACACACCACTACTCCCCAGCGCTTCTGCGACAGTGCATTGTGCAACTCTTGCTGCAGTGGTCTAGGGGAATAAGGGATCTGGATCTGCATGAGACAGTGTCTTCCTGGCCTATATAACGTGTAGAGTCGGGGCGCGCGGATTTTCGGGGGGTGGGGGTCGGCCCCCTGCCATTTTCTAGGGGAAACGGGCAGTATCCCCGTCACCTAACCCTTTATTTACTGGGGCATAACAGCATTCGGTCACAACCTGGTCACAAACCACCAGGCGGCATATCGATTTTCAAAAATCAAACCCAGCCGGCGTGCCTCGTGCGCGCGACCCCTGTCAATCTGCGTGTGATATATCGTAAATCACCCCTTACCCATTTGCTTCATGACGCTCTTCGGTTTCTTGTGAGTAAGCTTCACACTGCTATCGGTATGCTCTTCTCCACTGTGCAATGTACCATCAGGCATCTTGTGCGTCTTACCATTGTACAGCTTACCATCAGGTGTGTAGTGCTTCTTGTTCTTAGCCATTACATTCCCTCTGCCATTGAAGACATCACGGATCTTTTCTTGCCGATCATATTGCTTAGCCTTTTGCTAAACGCTGTGGCATCTGCTTCGTTCTCAAACTCAATGTAGTCGTTCATCTCGATAGCCATGTTGTAAGCTTCATCAGGGCTGAGCCTAGTAAGCTTTCCATCGATCATGCGTATCGTTGGGAATAGCTTGTTGTCCATCGACATTGTGCGAACTGTTTCCCTTGCTTCCGACATCGGTGTGCTTGGGTCTAGCGCTCTTCTAGCCCATCCAGGTAAACTAGCTGGATCCATTATCCCGCCTCTGCAGTGACGTTACCGTCTGACCAGGTCAGTGTGATCTGTCCAGCTTGTTGCTTGTCTTCTGCCTTGTCTCTGAGGCCCAGCGGCTGCATTTGTCTGATATGCTTGTCCATGTGATCTGCTTGCAGTCTTCTGCGTTGAACCTCTGCCATTGCAAGCTTCGGATCCGCTGGTAGTTCTGCATTAACCAGATCGAGTATTTGATCACGCATGACCTCACACTGCAAAGAACGTGCTGTGCGATACTTTGTGTATGCATCTTCATCGTCTTTGACATGACGCAACACTGTACGCCATGAAGGAAGATCCTTTGTGTTATCGCATATGCGTGTGAGGCTTTCCCCTTCAGCGATACGATCACAAATGATATCCATCTGTTCTTGTGTTACTTTTGTTGGCATGTGTTGATTGCTCCCAGCCCAGCACTCTGGTCAGGCAAGTTTTGTATGGAACGTGTTAGATGTTAGGCTGAGAGCCGTTGTTTTGCCAGGTGACCTGGGATGATCGAAATAGCGACAAGTCGAATGCGCCACCTGGCGAGAGGTAATAAAACAAAATCTGTCCTATTATATCATATCCCCTACCACATTTCGTGCATTCATACAAGCACTAGTATTATTTTATCATGCCGCTTGACGGTATCCGTCTACAGCCATATCGTTATGCAAAGGAGATAGCGACATGAATTTCACAAAAGAAGAATACCAGGTCATCATGAATAGCCTTACTGTGGTTATGGAAACGCACGATCAAATGATTGATTGTTCAACTACCGATGAAGAAGAAAGACAGATTTGCTTAAATCTTTTAGCTTTTGAAACGCACCTTTATGACAAACTGCTTGCGCACTACAAATGGCAATATCCTTTGGCAACAACAATTGAAATCGGCGCAAGCGCAGATAAACATCCTAAATTTCTCTTTTAGAAATAATCAGCCAGGATATCATCTGATTGTGCCTGGATCTTGTACCAGCATCGGATCAATGCATCCTGGTATTTTCTCTTGATAACGCGACCATCACTGTAGCCTCTTATCTTTGCAAGCTTGTACCACTGCGGGCCACGTTCTCTGAATGCTGCGCTGTGTGCTACTGCCCAGACAATCTTGCGATCATCTTCGTCCATCATCTCAATACCCAGAGCGAGAGCCATCTCATAGCTATCGATCTGGGTTGGTGTTGCTTTCGGTAATCCTGGTTTGAAATCTCCGTAGCCGTATGCGCTCCATGATTGCACATAGTCTGGCCATGATGACATCTTTTGCTTTCGAATAGCAGCCGGTAGTTTTCGCTCTGTTTCTGCCGCTTCAAAAAAAATATCTGATAATTCGCTTACGTCTGGCTTATCCACAAATCAAATCCAAATCTTAGGCGTTAAGCTTAGCGATATACTTAGCGCTAATCCTTGAAAGCTATATGGTAAGCTTTCAAGATTAGCTTTGTTTTTTGATCTGCAATTCTTAGCGCAAAGCTTAGCGCTAAGCTTAGCATGTCGCGACTTCGTCGATTTTAATAAGGTGATTTGAATCATGTCAATCCACTAAATTTATCCACAGTCCGTCCATGTCCGTCATTGCTTTTCATCGCCGTCTACTGCCGATTTTTTTTGTCGCCAGTACACCATCGCAAGTACATGCTGAGCCACGCGGTTGAAATTCTCGTCATCCATCTTGCCTATGATCCGGATGCACTCATCTGCCTCGAACTCGTCTTTATCGACGTACAACTGCCGCTGCATGTGAACGCCGTACAATCTCCGATCAGGCAGTTTGCGTTTCTTCATACGCCTCGTCCAACATCTCATGGGAAAGATTAGCGACCTCAGTCATCTGTTCCTCATAGACGTTCATGAACTTGTCTAACAACTCTGTCGCTTGCAGATACTCATGCGTGTTCAGCGTGTCCCTGGCATCATACTGGAATTCATTCCGATGCTTGCGCAGCGCAACGATAACGACCTTTGTCTCTTCACTTGTTAGCTTCATTTCATGTTCACCCCGTGTTTTTTGATTAATCTTGCGTTAATTCTGTCCTTTAACCTGTTGCAATCTTTGAATATTGCAGCATCCGTACTGTCATACTCATCATGATATTCGTGATATTGCTGTACAAATTGGCCGCTGTAATCGCTAAGCGCGTACCACAACAGCTGTAGATCTGTTTTCTTAAACTCCATTGCTATTTAAACTCCCAGTGGATTGCATTCATCACACCGCTCGTTCTCTGCGACAGGCTCGTATGCCTGGTATTCACCGGACACACGAACCATACGCACCACCTCAATCCATCCGCTGCCGTCACAAGACTCACATCTTTCGACAATCTCTTTTTCTATCTTGGCAACCGCTCTCGCCAGTTCCCGCAATTCGTCGGCCATCCCCTCATGGATCGGGCCGCTGAATAACTGCTTGTCATGCTCTACCGGACGCAGCGAAAACCATGCACCCGCTTCTGGGCTGTACGATACAGTCCACAGCATGTGTTCGATCTCGACCTCAGTCTTCGTCATCTGGTTCCTCACTCAGTATTGCATCAAGCAACAAATCTATTTTTCCGGTGCCGCCGCATATATCGCAGACGAAAATTGCCAGTGTCGGATCCGTTACAAAATTTGCGTAGACCCACTGTTCCCTCTCGCCAAATCCCCTGCACCGTGGGCAGTTGACGAGTTGCTCCGTCATGACGCTAATCGCAGCCTGACAAGCGGTTTTAGAAATGCCTCGACATCGTCATCAGACATCATACGTTGCCTTTATTGTCTGCCCGATACGCATCGCTATCTGTGGCACTATGGCGTTTCCTAATCCTTTAAGTCTGTCCACCCGATTGGGTATCCCATTAGCCACTCGACCCACTGAGGGTTCAGGGAGCCAGTTTTGCCCATCTGGGCGTTTACTGCGTCTGGTAGACTGTTTGTCTCGTTGCGCCCTGCTTTTGCTAATGTCTCTGGCGTTCTGCCGCCCTTGTAGT